CCGCCCGCCCCCCAACTGGGGGGACCGCCGCCGCCTGGGCCACCGATGGACCCGGCACTGCTCAAGGTGCCGACGTGGGAGGACATCCTCGGCGTCATGCGCTCGGACAAGCGCCGCCAGTACAAGATCGACGTCGAGACCGATTCCACCGTCGCCGGCACGCTGTCCTCCGACATGCAAGGCCTCTCGCAGGTGTTGAGTGCGGTCGCGCAGACGATGCAGGAGCTCGCGCCCATGGTCGAGCAGGGCGTGCTGCCGGTCGACTCGGCGAAAGAGCTCATCATGGCGGTGATTCGTCGCTCGCGTCTCGGGATGGCCGTCGAGGACGCCTTCGACAAGATGCAGGCGCCGAAGCCGAAGCCCGATCCGAAAGCCGCGCAGGCGCAGGCCGAAGCGCAGGCCGACGTCCAGAAGACGCAGGCCAAGGCGCAATCCGATGCGCAGCTCGAGCAGATGCGCCAGCAGGGCGAGAATAATCGCCTGATGCTCGAGGAGCACTTCAAGAGCCAGCGCGAGCAGTTCCTCGAGACGCAGAAGTCGCAGCGCGACGAGAACGATGCGCGCTTCGATGCCATGGTCAAGATCATCGTCGCAACCATCGGTGCGACCAAGCACGCCGATGCCGCCGTGCAGCCGGTCGCGGATCGCACGGTGGCCGGCAGCTCAGCGTTGCCATCCGCAGCGCCGCCGGCGGCCGCATCGCAGGGGATGCAATGAGCTATCGATTCATGGATGGGTCGGTCGTCGGCGCGTCGGTCGAACCCACGCGCATGGTGCCGGTCACCGTCCTGCCGCAGAACACCATCATCTGCGATGGCTGCGGCTGTGCGATGTGCACGGAAGGCCACTACGTCAAGGGCACCGACGGCATCAACTTCTACTGCGGCACCAGCCGCTGCGAGCACGCCGGCAAGCTGATCTATATCCCTTACGGGCGGGTATCGATCGCGGTCGCGGGAATCCGAGAGTACTAATGCGCAGGCGCTTCGTGTACGACCCGGCCACGAAAGAGATGGTCGAGGTCTCGGCGCGCCGATCCGCCGCGCTGCACTTCATCCAGCCCGATCTGCCCGGCTACGAGTCGCCGATCACCGGCCAATGGATTGAAGGGCGCAAAGCGCGCCGCGAGGATCTGCGTCGGCATAACTGCCGCCCGTGGGAAGGGCTCGATCAGGAAAAGCGCGAGGCTGCGAAGGTGCAGGCCGAGCGCGAACGCGGGCTCGATCAGCTCGCCGAGAAAATTGCGCATCGTGGTTGGGCCGAAGCCCCGGAACGGGTGCGTCGCATGTTTCGTAATCGATAACGGGAGAACCCCATGGCCTTGAACGACAAAGATGTTGATGCCGATATCGCCTCCGACTGGGCTGCGATCCAGGAGAAGTACTCCGCACCCGAACCCGATGCTCCGGAGCGTGATGCGCCCGATGCCACGGCGAACGATGGGGCCGGCGCGGATGAGAACGGCGAGAAGATCCCGGTATCGCGCGAGGCCGATGGCAAGTTCAAAGCGCAGGATGACAAGGCCAAGCCCGCAGTCGATAAGACGGCAAAGCCAGTCAAGGATGCGAAGCCGGCCAACGGCAAGACGCCGGCGGCCGCGGCCGAGACTCCCGATCCCGCGGCGGCGGCCGATGCCACACAGCAGCCGCAGGCCCGCGACATCAACCGCGCGCCCTCGACGTGGAAGCCGACCGCGCGCGCCGAGTGGGACAAGCTCTCACCCGCGATCAAGACCGAGATCCACCGTCGCGAGGCGGACTTCCAGAACGGCCAGGCGCAACTCCTCCCCGACGCGACCTTGGGCAAGAGCATGCGCGAGGTCATCCGGCCCTACGAGATGATGATCCAAGCCGAAGGCGGCACGCCGGAGCGCGCCGTTGCAGATCTTTTTCGCACGGCCGCGGTGTTTCGTGTGGGGACCGCCGAGCAGAAGTATCAAGCGGTGGGGCAGATCTGCCGCCAGTTCGGCGTCGATCTGGCTGCGATCGGCCGCGCAGCGCTCGCGCAACAGCAGGGCCAGCAGCCCGGCGCACAACCGAACGGCCAGCAGCAGCCGCAACAGTTTCGCGATCCGCGCGTCGATCAGCTCCTCGCGCAGCAGAACCGCGAGCGTCAGGAAGCCGCGCAGCGCGAGCAGGCGCAGACCGAAAACACCGTCACCCGGTGGATGAACGAAGTGGACACGGCGGGTAACCCGAAGCGTCCGTATTTGGGCGATGTGATCAATGAGATGTCGGCATTGGTCCCGCAGCTTCGCCAAGCCGATCCGACCCTCTCCCATGCGCAGGCCTTGGATGCTGCGTATGACCGCGCGATTTGGGCTCACCCCGAAATTCGCACGCTGCTCGCGCAGAAGCAGCAAGCCGATCTCGATGCAAAACGCCGGACTGATAACCAGGCGCAGGTTCGTGATGCACGGAGAGCGGGAAGCGTGAATGTGCCGCGACGGGGCTCGAGCCCTTCGCCCGGCAAGCCCGGGACGATGGACGAGACCATTGCGGCCACAGCGCGTGAACTCGGACTCATCACGTAAACTCACAAGGAGCATCCCATGCCGCAAGGCATAACCAGTATTTTCCAGGCGTGGACGGAATTGGCCGCCACGACCTATCGCAAGCACGAGACCGAGGTCGCCGACGCCGTCTCGAAACACAACGCACTCTTTCGCCGGCTCGATAAGAAGGGCCGCAAGCGGGTCGAGGATGGCGGTCTATCGATCGTGACGCCGCTCGAGTACGCGACCAACTCCACCTACCAGCGCTATTCCGGCTACGACGCCTTGAACATCAACGCGGTTGATGTGCTGACGGCGGCCGAGTATCCCTGGCGCCAGGTGGCGGTGAACGTTGCGGCCTCGGGCCTCGAGCTTCGCACCAACATGGGCGAGTCGCGGATCATCAACTTCACGAAGGCGAAGATCCGCAACGCCATGAACTCGTTCAAGAACGGCATGGCCGGGGACATCTACTCGGACGGCACCGCGGCGAACCAGATCAACGGCCTGCAGGCGCTGATCGCGGACACCGGCACGGGCACGGTCGGGCAGATCAACTCGAGCACCTTCGCGTTTTGGCAGAACTTCGTGCAGTCGGCGGCCGCGCCCCTGCAAGGCGGCTCTGCGCTGACCTTGGGGCCCTCTACCATCGAGCAGCTGATGTTGACGCTGTACATCAAGCTCACCCGCGGCACCGATCAGCCCGACATGATCGTGTTCTCGGATGACCTGTTCACCTTCTTCGAGCAGTCGCAGACGTCCTTGAAGCGCTACGCGAGCGAGGATGGCGGCGGCGAAGAGGCGAAGGCCGGCTTCGTCACGATGAAGTACAAGCAGGCGGATGTGTTCTTCGACAGCTCGGGCGGCATCCCCGCGGTGCACGGGTATTTCATCAACACGGACTACCTGGAGATCGGTGTGCATCGCGACGCCGACATGACGATCATGGATGAGCTGAAAAGCGTCAACCAGGATGCCGTCGTGATCCCGGTTCTGTGGATGGGCAACCTGCTCTGTTCCAACCGTTTCTTGCAGGGCGTTCTTCACGCCTAATCGATAGACCTACCGTTGCTGCCGCCGGCGGGAATTCCCTCGCCGGCGGTGTCTTCGATGTTCACACTTCACAAGGAAACTTCTCATGCGTTACGGTCCTCTTTTCCCCTACGCGGGCGCTCGCCCGTTGCAGGAATACTTTCTCGCAGCGAACGATACCGCGAGTCCCGCCTGGGGCACCGGCTACAACGGCCCGGGCAGCGCACCGCCCTCGATGCCGAACGGCGTCATTGTCCCGGGCTACGATAACTACTGGGGCGGTGTTGAGTTCCAGTATGTGCAGACGCAGTCCGCGATTCCCGCGTGGACGCCATGCACGATTCTGCCCGCGCTCACCGGCGGTCGGTTTCAGTTCGTGGCTGTCGCGGTTGCCAATACCGCCAACCAGTCTCGCCCCCTCGGTATCGCGATTGCTTCCATGGCGGCCGGTCAATACGGCTGGGTGGCCGTGTCGGGACTCGTGCCGGTGCTCTCGACGGCGAGCGTGGCAGCCAATGCGTCACTCGGCATAACGGGCGCGGGCACGTTGGGCGCCACCTCGGCGGGCAAGGAGATCGAGAACCTGGTCGGCGTTCTGCCGGCAACCACCACGGTCGTCAAGGCCAATGCGACGCTCTTGGCTGGTTCTCCCATCATCCAGTTCACCGGCAATAACACGATCGATGGACTCTTCATCGGTTGCGCGCTATCGGGTGTCGGTATCCCGGCGAACGCCGTGGTGCAGACCTTGGATCCGGATGGTCGGCGCATCACGATGTCGACGGGCCCGGGCGTGGGCGGTGCGACGCTGAATGCAACTGCCTCCGGCGGCGTGTCGGTCACCGCGACGTATAACGACGGCACGAATTTCTACAACATCGTGCAGATCAATCGTCCGTTCTGCCAGGGTCGCATCACCTGACGAATCGCGGCCTCCCCACCAGGAGGCCGCTTTCTTCCAATACGCAATACACAGGGGTTTTTATGGACAAGAAGGACATCAAGGTTTTGGAGAAGCGCGAAGTTGCGCTGGTCCGTGCCACGGCACGCGCCATTGCAATCGCGAACGGCCACTCTCACCCGGAAGCCTATGCCGACACGGTGGTGAGTAATTTTGTCGATCCGGGCGATGTGGCCGAGAGCCGTCGCGAGGAAGACGCTCGACGGGAACAGGAGTAATCCATGTCACTGCAACAACGCCTGGTGGTCGCGGGAATCTCCGCCGTCCAGGCTCAGGCGATTCAAGGTACGGTCGCGAATAACTTGGTTGCGACTGGCACGACACAGGCAAATGCGCTCCCGCTGGGAGCTGATTGCTGCAATTTCGTGACGGTAGCGGCGGGCTCTGGCTGCATCTTGCCGCCGATGAATCCGGGCGACGACATCACGATATTCAACGGCGGAGCGAACGCGCTCCTGGTCTATCCGCCCGTCGGGGCGCAGATCAAAGCGCTGGGTGTCAACGCCGGATATTCGGTCGCGGCCGCGACGCCGCTCTGCTTCATCCAGTGCATCACGCCGACGCTCTACGTCGCATCGCAGGCGGCTTAAAGCATTCGATTCCCTTTGCTTGAGCCATGACTCGGGGCCGCCTCTGGGCCCCATTTTCTTTCACCTTGGGAGATAACCTCCATGTCGATGTCCATTTTTGATAAGCGACCGCCGTTCGTTCGATTCGAAGAGCGCGAGATGGGCTTAAATGCCGAAGCCACCGAAAAGGAAGGGCGACCGATCCCGCGCGTCGTGCAAATGGCTTGCATCACGCCCCACGGCTCGAAGGATGTGGTCGAGAAGATCGCCTCTGAGTGGATCGAGCAGATCCATCGAAAATCCCTCCAGGGCGACTACCCGGTCGAGTGGGTGAACTTCTTCAAGGCGAGCTTTGAGGAGTGGAAGAAGGGAAACGATCTGCCGCGCGAAGGCACGCCGGTCAAGACCTGGCAGATGTGCACGCGCGAGGCCTCGACGCGCCTGGTGGCGATCGGCATCACGACGGTCGAGGACCTGGCGGAGTTTCCCGATTCGAATCTCTCGGTGATCGGCATGGACGGCCGATACCTGCGCGACCTCGCCCGCGGCTGGATCAATGAGGCCAAAGACAAGGGCGCGAACGCGAAGGCCTTGGCCGATGCGAATGTGCGCATCGCGAACCTCGAGGCGACGAACACCGCGCAGGCCGAGCGCATCGATCGACTTGCCGCGCGCCTCGAGGAGCGAGAGAGCGAAGGCGATAACCGCCGTACCGCGGGAAGGGGTCGCAAAGGTGCCGAGGCCGCATAAATGAGCTTGCTCTCCGTCGTCCAAGCGGTAGCCCTCAAGGTGGGGCTGCAGCAACCGGTAGCCGCCATCACCTCGGCGGATACGAACGTGCTTCAGATCGTGGGCTTCGCCAATGAGGCGGGGCAGGAGCTCGCCGCTCGATACGGCTGGCAGGAAATCACGAATGAGGCGACGTTCACGACGGTGGGCGCGCAGGGCGGCATCCTCACGACGAATACGATCGTGGGCGGCGCCGGGTACGGCCAGGGTGCGACGATCAATTACAACCTGGTGCCGCTGACGGGGGGCGGCGGATCGGGCGCACAAGCCACGGTGTCGGTGACGAATGGCCTAGTGACGGGCGTCACGGTCACCGCCGCGGGCTCAGGGTATGCGGTGGGGAGCGTGCTGTCAGCGAGCAGCAGCTACCTCGGCGGCTCCGGTGCCGGCTTCTCAGTGACGGTGGCCACCATCGGCCTGGTCGGCGTGGCCTCGCAAGGATCGATCACGGCATTGACCGGGCCTGACTTCGGCTGGGTGCTCAATGACACCATGTGGGATCGCACGGTCCGCCGGCCGGTGTATGGGCCTAAGTATCCGGCCGAGTGGCAACAGCTCCAGGCGCAGTTCCTTCAAGGCCCGTGGTGGCAGTACCGCATTCGCGGCAATCAGGTGCTCTTTACGCCGAACCCGCCGCCGGGCGATCAGATCTATTTCGAGTGGGTCTCGAAGTACTGGTGCACCTCAGTGTCCGGTACCGTACAAACGCAAAGCGCCTATGCGATCGATACCGATTATTCGATCCTCGATGAGCGCCTCATCACGCTCGATACGCTCTGGCGCTACAAGCAGGCGAAGGGCTTGAGTTATTCCGAGGACTTCGACAAAGCCGACGCCGCGATCGCGGATGCGATGACCCGCAACGCCGCGAAGCCTCGCTTGAATTTGGGCGGTGCGATGACGGATATCTATCCGGCCGTGCTGGTGCCCGCCGGCAACTGGGGCATCGGCTGATATGGCAGGTTTTGGACTCGCGAAGCGCACGACATCGCAAGCGCGTCAGCAGATCGCGACCCAGAAAACAGTGATGGCGCCGATCGGCGGGGTGAATGCGCGCGATGCGCTCGCCAACATGCCGCCGACCGATGCGCTCGTGCTCGACAATTGGTTCCCGACCCCGTCCTACGTGCAAGTGCGAAACGGCTCGGAGACCTGGGCCTCGGGCGGCGCGCTCGGCGGAGCCACCGCGGTCGAAACCATCGCGGGCTATAACGGGGTCAATGCGCAGAGCCTGTGGGCCTTCGCCGGCGGCAGCATTTTCAACGTGACGGCCGAGGGAGCGGTCGCGGCCGCCGTGGTGACAGCGCTCAACTCGAGCCGCTGGCAGACGGCGAACTTTAACGCCGGCGGCGGCAACGTCTTGGTCTGCGTCGATGGGGCCGATGCACCGCTGCGCTACGATGGCACGACGCAAGGCGGACTCGAGCTCTTCACGACCTTGGTCGGAGGCGCGGGCTACGACGCCGGCGGCAGCAACACTTACACGAATGTGCCCCTGACCGGAGGGGCGGGCGCCGGCGCACAGGCGACGATTGTTGTGACCACCGGCGTCGTGACCGCTGTCACGATCACGGCCGAAGGTACGGGCTACGTTGTCGGCAATGCGCTCTCGGCGAGCAACGCGAACTTGGGTGGCTCCGGTGCGGGCTTCTCGATCACCGTGCAACAGGTCGGCGGCTGGTCGACGACGACGATCTCGGGAACCAACACGCTCACCGGCGCGTCGCTGCAACCCTCGAACTTGATCACCGTGACGGTCGGCCAGCAGCGCTGCTGGTATATCGAGCAGAACACGATGAACGTCTGGTATACGGCGGTGTCCGCCTTCCAGGGCGTCCTGACGCTGCTGCCCTTGGGCCAGGTGTTCAAGATGGGCGGCTACTTGATGCAGGTCGCGACCTGGACCATCGACAACGTCTCGGGGATCAATGACTACATGGCGTTCATTACCAGCCAGGGTGAGGTTGCGATCTACCAGGGCTACGATCCGTCCTCGATTTCGACCTGGAGCTTGGTGGGCACGTTTCGCCTCGGTCGCCCGGTCGGCCGGCGCTGTGTCGTCAAATACGGCTCGGATGTGCTCGTCATTTGCTCGGATGGCCTCGAGCCCTTGAGCAAGATGCTCCTGACCGATCGCACGCAGCCCGACGCGCTCCTCACCGATAAGATTCGCAACGCGATCATCGGCGATGTGGCGAACTACAACGGGAATTTCGGCTGGCAGGTGATCGAGCATCCGATCGGCTCGAAGCTCATCGTCAACGTGCCGGAGATCACGGACTCGACCTCGCACCAGTGGGTCATGAACACGGTGTCGACGTCCAATGCCTGGTGCCGCTTTCGCAACTGGAATGCGATGTGCTGGGAAGTGCAGAACGATTCGCTCTACTTCGGCGGCGTCGGCGCGGTCTACCTCGCCGACATCGGGACGACCGATTCCGGCGCGGCGATCTCTGTCGATGGCAAGCCCGCGTTCTCCTACTTCGATTCGCCGGCGCAAAAGCGCTTTTTGATGGCGCGGCCGAACTTCATCTCGAGCAGCAAGATCAATGTGCCGCCGATTCTGCTCAATCTCGATTTTCAGGATGTGCAGACCCCGGGGCCGTCCTTCACGCAAGGGCCGACGGCGCCGTGGAATATCTCGCCGTGGAACACGACGCCCTGGGGTGGCATTGCGCCGGTGATACCGATCAACAATTGGCTAGGAGTAAACGGTGTCGGATTTGCAGCGTGCGGACGCATCACCATGTCCCTCAAGAATATCGGGCTCCAATGGCAGTCGATCGATTACCTCTTTGAGGAAGGCGGACCGCT